GGCCCGACCCGAACGGGAAATCCCCGACCCCGTCCCCCCGCCGTTGCCCAGCGGCGGCACCTCGCTCTTGCAGGCGCGCACGGTCAACGAGGTGCTCAAGGCCCAGCTCAACAAGGTGGAGCTGGCGCAGCGCAAGGGCGAGCTCGTCGACCGCGCGCAGGCGGTGGCGCATGTGTTCAAGCTCGCGCGCAGCGAGCGCGATGCGTGGCTGAACTGGCCGGCGCGCATCTCGGCGCAGATGGCCGCACGCCTGAACGTCGATGCCCATGCGCTGCACGTGGCGCTCGATGCGGCCGTGCGCGAGCACCTGCAGGAATTGGGCGAGATTCGACCGCGTGTGGACGGATGAGGATGGAGTACGACGGCGCCGACGCGATCGAGCGCGCCTGGCGCGAAGGGCTCACGCCCGATCCGCCGCTGACGGTCTCCGAGTGGGCCGACCGGCACCGGGTGCTCTCCAGCAAGGCCTCGAGCGAGCCGGGGCGCTGGCGCACGAGCCGCACGCCCTACCTGCGCGAGATCATGGACTGCCTCTCGCCCACCTCTCCGGTCGAGCGGGTGGTGTTCATGAAGGCCGCCCAACTGGGCGCCACCGAAATGGGCAGCAACTGGATCGGCTACGTGATCCACCACGCGCCAGGGCCGATGATGGCGGTGTGGCCGACGGTGGAGATGGCCAAGCGCAACTCCAAGCAGCGCATCGATCCGCTGATCGAGGAGTCGCCGGTGCTGTCCGAACTCATCGCCCCGGCCCGTTCGCGCGACTCGGGCAACACCATCCTGGCCAAAGAGTTCCGCGGCGGCGTGCTGGTGATGACTGGGGCCAACAGCGCGGTGGGCCTGCGTTCGATGCCGGTGCGCTATCTCTTCCTCGACGAGGTGGACGGCTATCCGCTGGACGTCGAAGGAGAAGGCGACGCGATCTCGCTGGCCGAAGCCCGCACGCGGACGTTTGCCCGGCGCAAGATCTTCATCGTCTCCACGCCGACGGTCGCTGGCGCGAGCGCCATCGAGCGCGAGTACGAGGCGTCCGACCAGCGCCGCTACGTCGTGCCGTGTCCGCACTGCGGCCACCGCCAGTGGCTGCGCTTCGAGCAGCTGCGCTGGGACAAGGGCGCACCGGAGACCGCCGCCTACGTCTGCGAGGCCTGCGACGTCCCCATTGCCGAGCACCACAAGACCTGGATGCTCGAGCACGGGGAGTGGAAGGCGTGCGCCCCCGGTGCCAAGACGGCGGGCTTTCACCTGTCGTCGCTCTACAGCCCGGTGGGTTGGCGGTCCTGGCAGGACATCGCCGCCGCCTGGGAGGCGGCGGTCGGCAAGGCATCCGGGTCGGCTGCGGCGATCAAGACCTTCAAGAACACCGAACTGGGCGAGACCTGGGTCGAGGAGGGCGAGGCGCCGGACTGGCAGCGGCTGCTCGAGCGCCGCGAGGACTATCCCCTGGGCCGGGTGCCCGCCGGCGGCCTGCTGCTGGTGGGGGGCGCCGACGTGCAGAAGGACCGCATCGAGGTCTCGATCTGGGCCTTCGGGCGCGGCAAGGAGGCCTGGCTCGTCGAGCATCGGGTGCTGATGGGCGACACGGCGCGGGACGCGGTGTGGCAGCGCCTCTCTGAACTCGTCGCCGAGACCTGGACGCACGAGCGCGGCGCGCAGATGCCACTGGCGCGCTTCGCGCTCGACACCGGCTTTGCGACCCAGGAAGCCTATGCCTTCGTGCGCGCCTGCCGCGATCCGCGCGTGATGGCGGTCAAGGGTGCTCCGCGCGGAGCCGCCTTGATCGGCACGCCGACCGCGGTGGACGTCTCACAAGCGGGCAAGAAGCTGCGCCGGGGCATCAAGGTCTACAGCGTGGCGGTGGGCATCGCCAAGCTCGAGCTCTACAACAACCTGAGAAAAAGCGCCGACGTGGCCGAGGACGGCTCGACCCCGGTCTATCCGGCCGGATACGTCCACCTGCCCAAGATCGACGCCGAGTTCATCCAGCAGCTGTGCGCCGAGCAACTCGTCACCCGGCGTGACCGCAACGGCTACCCGGTGCGCGAGTGGCAGAAGATGCGCGAGCGCAACGAAGCCCTGGACTGCTACGTCTACGCCCGCGCCGCTGCGTCGGCGGCGGGACTGGATCGCTTCGAGGAACGCCACTGGCGCGAGTTGGAGCGGCAACTGGGGCTGGCGACACCACCCGATGCACCGCCACAGGCTCCTGCATTGAACCCCGACGAGGCCACCCAGCGAGGTGGCCTCGCTACTTCTACGAACCGCAACCCCGGCCGGCGTGTGATCAAAAGCCGCTGGCTGTCCTGACCCTTCAAGGAGACCTCATGAGTCTGGCCACCCGCATCGAGAGTCTGGTCATCCGCGTCGCGCAGGAGTTCAACGACGTGCGCGCCAAGGCCGGCAACCTCGCCAACCTCACCACCACCGACAAGACGAGCCTGGTGGCGGCGATCAACGAACTGAAGGCCGCGGTGCTGGCCTCGGGTGCGATCGACGACACCCAGGTTGCCACCACCAGCACCTATTCGTCGAGCAAGATCGTCACGCTGCTCGATGCGCTCAAGGCGGAAATCCTCGGCGGAGCAGACGCCGCCTACGACACCCTGCTGGAGATCCAGCAGCTGCTGCAAAACGGCACCAGCGGCCTGGATGCGCTGCTGGCCGCCGTCAACCACCGGGTGCGCTTCGATGCGGCGCAGACGCTCACCGCCGCCGAAGCCGCCCAGGCGCGCAGCAACATCGGCGCGGTGGCCAGTGCCGACGTCGGCGACACCGACACCGACTTCGTCGCGGTCTTCGAAGGGGCGCTCGCCTGATGAGCCTGGCCGCTCGCATCGCCGCCTTGGCCGGCCGCATCGGCCTGGAGGTCCGGACCAAGATCGACGCCACCCACCCCGGCCTGGCCCGCGCCTGGGTGTGCTTCGGGTATGTCGGCAACCAGATCGTCGTGCGCGCCGCCCACAACGTGGCCAGCGTGACCCGCACCGCGGCCGGCCGCTACCGCGTGAGCTTTGCCACGCCGATGCCGGATGCGAACTACTGCTGGACGGCGCTGGCCCGCAGCAGCACCAACAGCGGCACGCAGCGCATCGCCGTCGTGCGCGCCACCGCCGACCAGAAGACCGCCCAGCACGTCGACCTCAGCTGCGCCACCACGGCCACCGCGTTCGACGACTCCACCGAAATCAACCTCGTGGTCTACCGCTGATGGCCTACACCCAATCCGACCTCGATGCGCTGCAAGCCGCACTCGCCAAAGGCGAAAAACGCGTGACCTTCGGCGACAAGACCGTCGAGTACCGCTCGGTCGAAGAGCTGCAGGCCGCCATCCGCGCGGTCAAGCGCGATCTCTTCGAGCAGGCCGCAGCCACCGGGCTGTGGCCGGGCGCGCCGCGGCAGATCCGCATCAGCACGAGCAAGGGGACCTGACGATGGGCTGGTGGCACAGCTTCAAGCGCCGGCTGCTGGGTGGGAGCCCCACCTACGATGGTGCAGGCGGCGGCCGCCGCTCGCTGGCCTGGCAGGTCGGCAACCCCGGGGCGGTGGCGGCGCTGGCCTACACACAGCCCGAGCTGCGCGCCAAGAGCCGCGATCTCGCCCGGCGCAACGCCTGGGCGGCCGCCGGCATCGAGGCCTTCGTCGCCAACGCCATCGGCACCGGCATCAAGCCGCAGAGCATGGTGCAGGACGCCTCGATCCGCGAGGCCATCCACCGCCTGTGGTGGGACTGGGTGGAGGAGGCCGACGCGGCGGGTCTGACCGACTTCTACGGCCTGCAGGCCTTGGCCTGCCGGGCCATGATCGAAGGCGGCGAGTGCCTGATCCGGCTGCGCTGGCGCCGCCCCGAGGACGGTCTGCCGGTGGGGCTGCAGTTGCAGCTGCTCGAGCCCGAGCACCTGCCGGTGACGCTCCACCGCGACCTGCCTTCCGGCCACGCGATCCGCGCCGGCATCGAGTTCGACCGGCTGGGCCGGCGCGTGGCCTACCACCTGACCCGCTCGCACCCGGGCGACGGCAGCCTCGCCCCGATGTCGGGTGCGGGCGGCATGGAGACCGTCCGAGTGCCGGCCGACGAAGTGATCCACCTGTTTCGCCCGCTGCGCCCGGGGCAGATCCGCGGCGAGCCGTGGTTGGCCCGCGCCCTCGTCAAGCTGCACGAGCTGGACCAGTACGACGACGCCGAGCTCGTGCGCAAGAAAACCGCCGCGATGTTCGCCGGCTTCATCACGCGGCTCGCTCCCGAGGACAGCCTGATGGGCGAGGGGCTGCCCGATGCCCAGGGGGTGGCGCTCGCGGGCCTGGAGCCCGGCACGCTGCAGATCCTGGAGCCGGGCGAGGACATCAAGTTCTCGGCGCCGGCCGACGTGGGCTCGAGCTACGGTGAGTTCATGCGCCAGCAGTTCCGGGCCGTGGCCGCGGCCATGGGCATCACCTACGAGATGCTCACCGGCGATCTGACGCAAGTGAACTACTCGAGCATCCGCGCAGGGCTGCTGGAGTTCCGCCGCCGCTGCGAGGCCATCCAGCACGGGGTGATCGTGCACCAACTGTGCCGCCCGGTGTGGCGCGCCTGGATGGAGCAGGCCGCCCTCGAAGGGGCGCTGTCGCTGCCGGACTTTGCGCGCCGGCGCCGTGAGTTCCTCGCCGCCAAATGGATTCCGCAGGGCTGGCAGTGGGTCGATCCGCTCAAGGAGTTCAACGCCTTGAAGCTCGCGATCCGCGCCGGCCTCATGAGCCGCTCGGAGGCGATCTCGGCCTACGGCTACGACGCCGAGGACATCGACCGCGAGATCGCCGCGGACAACCGTCGTGCCGATGAATTGGGGCTGGTCTTCGACTCGGATCCCCGGCACGACCAACCGACGCCGCTGGCGCCATCCCCCGCGCCCGACACCGATTCTCAGGACTGACACCGATGCTTCCGCACCTTGCCGCCCGGCTGTTTGGCACGCCCTTGCTCGTGCAGCGCGCCAAGCTCGATGTGATCCTCGCGGTGCTCTCTGACCGCCTGAATCTCGCCGTCTCGGACGTCGAACTCGCGCCGCCGCTGCCGAGAAGCCCGAACCCTGCGGCGCATCCGCAGACGTCGATCGCGGTGATCCCGGTCCACGGCACGCTGGTCAAGCGCACGCTGGGGCTGGAGGCGGCCTCGGGGTTGACCAGCTATGCCGAGATCGGCGCGCGGCTGGAGGCGGCACTCGGCGACCCGATGGTCGCCGGCATCGTGCTCGACATCGACTCGCCCGGGGGTGAGACCGGCGGCTGCTTCGAGCTTGCCCGCCGCGTGCGCGAGGCAGCCGGGCTCAAACCCGTCTGGGCCGTGGCCAACGACGCGGCCTTCTCCGCGGCCTACGCGATCGGCTGCGCCGCCGAGCGGCTCTACGTCACCGAGACCGGCGGCGTGGGCTCGATCGGCGTGATCGCGCTGCACGTGGACCAATCGGCCAAGGACGCCCAGGACGGCTACCGCTACACCGCGATCACCGCGGGCGCGCGCAAGAACGACTACTCGCCGCACGAGCCGCTTCACGACACCGCGCGCGCGGCGCTGCAGGCCGAGGTGGACCGGCTCCACGGCCTCTTCGTCGCGCACGTGGCGGCGATGCGCGGCATCCCTGAGGACGCGGTGCGCGCGACCGAGGCGGCGCTCTTCTTCGGCCCGCAGGCGATCGATGCGGGCCTGGCCGATGGCGTGGCCACGCTGCCTGCGGTGCTGGCCGAACTCGACCGACAGCTTGCCACCCCGCGGCGTTTGCCTTCCCCGCCGCGCCGAAGCCCGAACGGGAAGGCGAATGCTTTGCGAGGAAATCCTCCGATGACCGACACCCCCACCCATCCCACAACCAACCCATCAACCCACACCCCCGCCGATGCGTCACTCGACAACACATCCGAGAACGCGCCCGAGCACACCCCCGAGGCGCTCGGCCCGGACACCGTCGCGGCGCTGGCCGCTGAGGCCCGCCGCGAGGCGGCGCAGTCCACGCAAACGATCGCCGAGCTGTGCCTGATCGCCGGCTGCCCCGAGCGCGCCGCCGAGTTCATCGCGGCCGGCCACACCGAGGTTGCGGTGCGCCGCAC